ATCCCGGCCACGAAATCATCACTGCACGCCGAGTTCTCGAATGCAGATCAACTCGGGCGTGCGCTCGCCAGCCTCTGGCAGAATGCGTATATTTCGCGCCGATGGAATGAGACGCACGACGAGATGGAATACTGCGTCAAGCGCACTGACGGCATTCCGCCCTCCGCACAGCCGGAAGGATTCTCGACTAAAATACACGATAGATGGCTGAGCCAAGTTTAAAAGAGGAATACGTACCTATTTAATCGATGCATTGATTCGGCTACGTTTATGTCATGGTGATGATTCACCACCGGTCTGCAATCCGGTCGTATAAGCTTAAGCGCAGCGCGCTTTAAGGCGCGTTTTTTATTGTCTATGGCGGACCGGTCCGGGGCCTTTCATTGGTTCTTAAGCGCCCTTGATCCCGGCATTGCAGACCGGGCCGGTTCCGCCACCAGAATTCAAGCGGCCATCCAAGGCCGGGAAAGCGCATGGGGAGACGTGACGCCTTGTAGAAGTACAGTAAAATGACTGGCTGGTACGCGATGAAACGCGGCTGGCAGTCGCATCCTGTTTTTGCAGGTCAGGAATATTCTGACCGAGATGCCTGGGTTTGGATTATTGAAAACGCGGCGTACGCCGAGACGTTAGTCAGCATCCGAGGGAACCCCGTTCCCATCCAGCGCGGGCAGTTGTCGTATTCAATCCGTTTTCTCGCGACTGCGTGGGGCTGGCATCGCAACAGGGCTGCGCGCTTCCTCGAACGGCTCAGAAAGTGGAAATTAATCGAGACGGAGGGCGGGACAGCGCAGATCATCATAACTGTCTGTAACTACTCGCTTTATCAGGATGTGCGGGACATCAGCGGGACGCAGACCGAGACAGAGGCGGGACAAAAGCGGGACAGAAGCGGGACAAATAGTAACAAGGATAACAAAGAACAAAGAAAGGATAGTATAGGATCCAAAACTCCTAAGCCTGCTTTCCTGCGTCCGGATTGGATTCCGGAAACCTCCTGGAAAGCATACATGGATCACCGCAAGGCGTTGAAGATCGGCGTGACCGATCATGCCCTTCGCCTTGCTGTCAGGTCACTCGAAAAGCTTCGTCAGGAGGGTAACGACCCGACCGACGTCATCAACCAATCCATCCTGCGCGGATGGACGGGCCTCTTTGCTGTGAAAGGAGATTTTAACCATGGCAGGAAACCAAGTCGCGCCCCAAGCGCGCACGAGAACATGTTTGCCGGCTTCGGCATCCCCGATTTCGAATAGCCTTGAGATGGACATCGAAACCGGGCTTTGGCGGATAACCGACATGCCTCCTATCACGCCGGAGTTGCAACAGGCGGCGCGGATCTCGATGGAGCGCCTGCATGCGGTGCTTGTCCCAGCAACGCGAGAATGGTCGACTGGAGCGATCGCGGCACTTCTCACCCACTTCTACACCGTGCAGCTCCCGGCCGCGGTCTACACCGCGATCAAGAACGACTGGATTGCCTGCCTATCAGGCTTTCCTCAATGGGCGATCGAGGAAGCCCGAATCGAGTGGCTGAAGAACGGAAAGCGCAAGCCCGTACCGGCTGACATCGTAGGCCTTTGCCGGAAAGCCGTTTCGAAAGAACGAGCGGCCCTGTTCCTGTGTCAGCGCATCATCGCGGCTGCAGCCGTCGAGCCTGATCCTCCAATGACACCAGAGGAACGTGAGGCCAGCAGAGCCCGCGTCTCGGAGATGGTCCGTATGGCCCTGGCAGGCTGCGCGCCTGCAGAGAGCGGGGCTATGTGACGGATGGAGCCGAACCAGAGTTAACCCTCACACCGGATCAGGAGAAGGCCCTCGGCGAGATCCTCGAAGCGCGCAAACGGGGCCGGCACTTTCTGCTGTCTGGATATGCCGGGACCGGGAAGACCACGCTGATGCAGCGTGTCGCGCAGGCACTCAAAGCGTCGGGCCAGTCTGTCGCCATGACCGCCCCCACCTACAAGGCCGTGGCGGTCCTCTCGAAGAAGCTCAAACAGTGCGGGCTGGGCGATGTTCCCTGCCTGACGATCCACAGCCTCCTGAGCCTTCGCGCCAAACCATACGGCGACCGGCTGGTGTTCCAGCGTGCCAAGCACGCCGAGCCGGTGAAGGCCGATGTCGTCGTCGTCGATGAGTGCTCGATGGTAGATGCTGATCTGATGGGCCACATCCGGCGCCACCTCCAGAATTCGTTCGTCTTGTTCGTCGGCGACCCTGCCCAGCTCCCGCCCGTCGAGGAGAGGGAAAGCCAGACCTTCGCCACGCCGTTACGGAGTCACCTGGACATCATCGTCCGCCAGGCCGCAGGCAACCCCATCCTCGACGCCGCGACGGCCATCAGGAAGGCGCAGGGCGGTCCGATGGACTGGTCGTGGTGCAAATCTGCGAACGCTCCCCCTCTCGGCGTATACATGCCCGGGAGGTCCGCAGATGCGTGGCTTGAGAAGGCGTTCACATCGCCCGAGTTCGAGGCCGATCCGGACACCTTCCGCTTCCTGGCATGGACAAACGCGCGCGTAGCGGAGGTCAACACCAAGATCCGCCGATTCCGGTATGGCGACAACATCCCCACACCGTTCATGCCGGGCGAACGCGCCCTCATGCGCGCGCCGGTGATCAAGGACAGCGAGATCAAGCTGAACACCAACGAGGAGGCTACTGTCCTTGAGATCGGCGAGGATAGCTTCTCGTATCACTTCGAGGCCTGCGGCGATTGCGGACCCTGGGCAGCCGAGATCCCGAGCTGGCGAGTCAAACTCAAACGCGACGAAGGGGGGACCGTCACCGTCCACACGCCTTCAGATGAAGCCGCCTATAACCGGGTGATTGACCGTATCAAGGACGAGGCGACGTTCGCTCGATACCGGTGGAAGCATCTGCATGACTTCCAGGCCGAACTGGCGCGGATGCAGTCGATCTACGGTATGACGGTCCATACCTCGCAAGGCTCGACTTTCCAGAAAGCATTCGTAGACGTCGGAGATATCCGCCGCCGGGAACGGGATAATTTACTGGAAGCCCAGCAGCTGTTTTATGTGGCCGTCACGAGGCCGAGTGAGGCGCTTTATTTGGTCGGCGTTTGATATTCAGCTCAAAACTGTCGTTGCGGTGTCGTTCCGGTTGTGACATGGTGGCCGAAACAGGGGAGGGAATTATGAGTCAAGACAAACTGACAGATCCAGAAGCGGAAATAGACAACATGATGCGTGAGATGTGGGATAAAACCTCCCTAGTCGCCGCTGCGTTCGTGGTGCCGCCTCGCAGGTTTAGCAAGATGATCTTGGTCTTTGCCCTTAACACAGGACTGTTGACCATCGCTGCCTTCACCTGGCTCAACATCGGCCTCATGCTCACTGGCCACCCATCGCCTCTCCTGCCCCTCGCAATTGTCCTGATCGGCATCGCCGGAGCGGCTGGAGGATGGGCCTATGCGACGGCGCGCGACATATGGGAAGGCGAACGGTGGAACAGTGATGTGATCTGGTCTCAACTCTGCAACGCGCGTGCCGCGCTTGCGCAGGTTGAAAAGGAAAACGCCGAGTTGCTGGCGCGGCTTCGGGCGCGGGATGAGCGGGGCAGGTTTTTCTGATCCAGTCGTCACCATTCACATCCTGCGCGGCGAATGTCTGCAATGCCCGCGATGCCGCAAGTACGACCTTGATTGCGGCAAGATCAAACAATTCCCAGATCTTCGCCTCCGGTGCGCCGACGCCGTTCAGTCGATGATCGACAGCGGAGCCGATCCATATGGACAGCCGAAGGACTGGACCGGATGGATCGAATGCCACGAAGCTGCGCATGCAGGCAGCCCCGTTCGGTCGATGGAAACGACGCACAAAATCGGCCGATTTGATCTCGTATACATGCCGGAAGACGTCACGAGACCGTGCCAGTCGCTGTTTCTGGTAAACGCGTAGTCGACAGAAAGTATTTTGAAAACGCAGCCGCGTGTAATAGTATTGCGAAAAAAGGGGGGAGGATTGTCTGTTTCAACATTAGTTGCCGTCTGGCGCTCCTGATCAGTTCGTCAGGTCGCCCTGGAAACAGGGCTACCGCATGAACTGAGAGGAGAAATAGATGTTTTTTAGAAAGCGGGCTCAGCAACGCCCTGAAGTTCCGGAGATCGAGGGCCAGCCAGCGGGCGACAAGCAATGCGATTTGCCGGATCCCCTGCTGAAGGCGATATGTGAGGATATTATATCGCATCCGGGCGACTATTCGCTCCGTCGAGTCGACAGCGGAAGCTCGACCAAGGCAACCATCTTCGGTGCTAACGATCAGCTAGAGAAGGTCGCACGTACCAAGATCAGCTATGGTCTATCCCTTGGCTATCCAGATAAGGTTATCAACCTTTATACGCTCGGCACCTCGAATGTCTCGGGACCATCCGATAAATTGCTGATAGATCGGGCCATCGAGGCAATCGTTAACCATGAACGAGACGTGAAACGTGCTGATCTCGCGCGCGGCTTAGCCGAGGCTCAGTCCCGTCGAAGCCCCGAGCTTTTAACGCCAAATAACCTACGCTCCGCCCTTCACGCCTTATTCCTGGACGACACGACAGAGGTGCAGCGCGGCATTATCTCGCAGGCCGTCGATATCGCTATCCCAGTTATCGATGGAACGCACGAACTTATCCCAGTCAAACGCTGGATTGATAAGCAAGGCGCCCCACACCGCACGAGAAGGGAAATGCGGGAGGCGAACAATGCGTAACCCTCTCCTCATCATCGATGACGCGATGTTCCGGGTCTTTCAGCCGATCGTTGACCGGTTTCCAAATGCTGGACCGCCAGGTGTCGCGAGGTTTTTCATCACCGGGGCGTTTGTCGCCGGGATGGCCTCTGATGTTCCGCGACATGCTGTATTCTCGGCAGCGATCGTAGCGCTCGCCTGTGCTGCTTGTTACCTCACAGCCGGACTGTCCGGCGCGCGACAAGGACTGAAGAACCCTCGCTACCTAACCGACAGGATTTGGCGGATCGCGCAGTTTGTCTTCGGCTTAATCGGTTTGGCCGGTATGCTTGCCGAACCGACGGTCGAAAACGCTCTTATCGCGGCATATCCCATTCTGCTTACCGCTTACTGGTACGCCGTCGCCTGTGACGTGAATCCGCCGCGGCGGAAGCAGAGCGTCTGGGAGCGGAGGGCTGTTCATGCGTAACCGCCTAAGCTTTGCGCTTCAGACCGGAATTCTAACGGCCCTAATCGTGCCGGTAGTCCCGTTTCCAGCTTTTATGCTGATCGTTATCGCCGGAGCTGCAGGCGGCTGGGCCTATGCCACGGCGTACGGGATGTGGCGCGAGCAGAGCGATTTCGCCGAGGCGCTGCACGACGATCTGGTGAAGGAACAACGTATATCCCACCTTCTGGTAGACGAACTGCGCTCCGATTTAGTGAATGCCCAGACGACAGATGACCATCGCGGTCACACAGGAACACCCGCTGCCGCGGAGTCAAAAGATCAAATTCCAAATCTTCACAACATCTACGACTGGCTTCCGGTAATGAAGATCCGGTTTAATGATCGCGACGCTCACATTGTTCGCAAATTTTTCGCCGGATGGATGCCGCAACCAGTCGATGATCACTACGCATTTCTGCTATCGACCGAGGAATGTGAACCGCTCTTCCTGGACTGCGAACCAGAAGAACTCGCCAACTGCTTCGATACATTAACCAGGAAGGGCTTTAAGGAAAGTGTTAAGGCGCTTTTCCAAGGCGACCACTTCTATCGCTCGGACACTGGGAAATGCCCGCGCTGTAGGCGCTATCGTCCTGAGATTCATTGGAACAACGAGCATCTTGAAGGATCTCCAGATCAGGAGCTATGCGATCGATGCATTAAAGTTTTGAATACATCATTCGGTGAAGCCTAATGGACGGACCCCCAATTACCAAATGCCCGCCGGGCTACGCTCACGGTTACAGCCCGGAAGGCGAGATTTCAGCGCTCGATAGAGATACGTCTACAGTTACGGCTTCGATAGCAACTTTGCAGATCGCCGGAAAATGCGGATACATGGCGGCGAAGAGATATGAAAATCAGGCGCAAGCGAGGCTCGCAGCCCTTCAAGCCGAAGGAAATCACACGCTTCACGAAAGTCTTGGGCAACAAAACATCAACGTTGATTAAAACATCGCGCAGCGGCACAATAGCGACAAGAGTATCTGCATCGGGGGAGATAATGGGGCATGACACAGGCGCATCTTACACGCCTGAATACGTAAAAGCAGTTGTCGAAAGCGCCGGGCGAACACAGATGATGCAGCCGAATGATGGCTGCTGGCCCGGAGGGTATAAGAGCTGCTGGCCTGACGCCCCGGATGACAGTTGGTTCGCCTATAACGCCAACGACGCTCGACCGAAGTTCCGCGCCACTATCGAGCAGATTGACGAAATGTACATGGTTACTGAGAAGTGGCTCCCCCTCATCACCATCCCCTACTACCGGAAAACTATCGTCAGACGGATGCTGACCTACCCGGATTCCGGGCGCCCGGTCTATAACTGGGTCCGGCTTGGACGAAAGCTTCGCGAAGACCGGCGCACCGTAAAGCGCTGGTACGAGGACGGCATCAGACACCTTACGGATCGGCTGAACCAATGCAGCGCATGATCCTGCCCGAGAGCGAAATCAAGGCAGCATACCCCGACTACAAGGATCGCACGCTCATCTTCGGAAACTGCTTCCTGTACATCATCGGAGAGGCCCACGGTCCCTTCAAAATCGCCAAGACCTCACGTCCCTTAAGCCGGTTCCAAAGCCTTTCCATACACACCCATCTCGACATCCGGCTTTGGCAACTCAGCCGCCTGCCCGTGGGCATTGACCGTCAGATCCAGAGCCGCGTGCACAGATCCCTGGAGGATTACGCGATAAAGCGGGACTGGTTCGACATCTCGCTGCAGCGCGCCATAGGGGCAGTCGCGGCCGAAAACCCCCTCGGGCAGATCGTCGACCTTGCAGGCCTTACTTACGAGCGGATGCTTAAAATGGACGTCGAACATTGGGGCAAAATGGGAATTTTGACACTGAATGCAGAACGTTCTTGACAGCGCGAAGTTTTCTGATGTAATTTTCTATTAGGCTGGCCGATTTATATTCTGCCGGCCTATGGTGCTTCCGCACCTACGTCTCCCAGACGTGAACCTCCCTGTTCAAACTCGCTGGTTTCGGTCAGCGCTTTTTGCGCCGCGTAAACGCGGTGCACCAGTTTCTATCCGGTAACCCCCGCCGCCGAATGGCGTCGCCTGCCCACGGCTACGGCTGAGGGCCTCTCTTCAACTTCATGACCAAAGGCTCGCATGTCACGCCGCGACCGCGACAGGAAATACCCTGCCGCTGAGAACTGCCCGTTCCATCCCAGTGGCCACCACGGCCAGGTGATGACCAGCAACGGCCCCGACGTGCGCGTACGCGGCTTCTCCTGTCAGATCGTCAAACGGTATGAGGACCTGGCCAAGGAGTCCCGGTTCGCCGGTCACACCATGCTCGCAGAGCAGTATACCCAGCACGCTGATCACTACACCCGTGTCGCAACAGGCGCAGCGTGAGTATCGTCGCGGCCTTCATATTCGGACATCTGCCCTGCTACGGGCAGTCCAGCATCGCCGTCCACAACCCCAGCACCGGCGCCGTCGATGGGTTCTATGTCGACCCACAGGCGTTCGATGAATTCATGACAATGCAATGACCGACGACACGAGCACCCCAGGCCCCGGCCGCCCCACCAAGTATGATCCAGCCTACTGCGATCAAGCCTATCGCCTTTGCCTACTCATGGGAGCGACTGACGCAAATCTCGCGGAATTCTTCGATGTCTCCGAGAGTACAATCAATCTCTGGAAGCTTGAGCACCCCGAATTTTCGGAGTCCATAAAAGGCGGAAAGACCCGCGCGGACATGCACATCGTCCAGCGGCTCTTCAATCGCGCCGAAGGTGCTGAATGGACCGAAGACGCAGCGATCAAGGTCAAGAAGGAATTCTTCGAGAACGGCAAGAAGGTTCGGACGGAAGAAGAAGTTGTTGTGGTCCCCGTCCGAAAGGCAGCGGCTCCTGATACGACGGCGCTGATCTTCTGGCTCAAGAACAGACATCCAGAACTCTGGCGCGATCGTCGCGAAGTCACCGGCGCGGATGGTGATCCCCTCTGCCCGGATGGATTGAACCTCGCGCTTCTCGCGCCCGAAACATTGAATGAGCTTCTCACAATCTCCCAGCAACTTGCATCCAGCCCTGACGACGGCGCTGGCGAACCCGGAGATAATCCGGCGTGAGATAGGCCGGCGAATTGTTGCCGGGCAGATGCTCCCTGACGTCCCGGTCGCCTTCCGGGAACTGCACGTCAAAAGCCGGTACAAGGTATTCTACGGCGGACGTGGATCGGCGAAGTCGTGGTCGATCGCTCGGGTACTTGTCGGCCTGGCGGCGCGGACGAAGCTTCGCATCATCTGCGCGCGTGAATATCAGATCTCGATCCAGGACAGCGTTCATAAGCTGCTCGTCGACCAGATCGACGCCCTTGGTCTCCGGCCCTTCTACAGGGTAACTGACACGACGATCACCTGCCGAACGACAGGATCGTCCTTCCGCTTCGTCGGCCTGAAGACGAACATCCGGAATATCAAGGGCCTCGAAGGGGCCGATATCGTCTGGGTCGAAGAGGCTGAGTGCGTCAGCGCCGCCTCCTGGAACATCCTGATCCCGACGATCCGGAAGAAGGGGTCGGAGATCTGGGTATCGTTCAACCCGGACCAGGAGAAGGACCCGACCTACCAGCGGTTCGTAAAGCATCCGCCGCCGAACTCAATCGTCCGGATGGTGAGCTGGCGAGACAACCCGCACTTCACTGAGGAGCTGCGGGCCGAGAAGGATCACCTGCAGCGCGTAGACCCCGACGCCTACGAGTGGGTGTGGGAAGGGGCCTTCCGCGTCGCCTCCGCCGCCCAGATCCTCTCCGGGAAGTGGCGCCGCGGCGAACTGGCGATTCCAGACAACGCCGCCGGTCCCTACCATGGGACAGACTTCGGATACGCAGCAGACCCGACGACCATCGTTCGGTGCTGGATCATCGGAGCCGGTAAGGGCACGCAGGGGACGCTCTACGTCGAGCGCGACTTCGGCAAGGTCAAGCTGGAGAACAACGAGATTGCCCCCGCCTTCCGGAAGAAGATCCCGGAACTCGGCAACCAGATTATCTACGCGGACAGCGCGCGGCCGGAAACGATCAGCCACGTCTGCGGTGCTGGCCTCAACATGGTCGGAGCAGAGAAGTGGAAAGGCTCCGTCGAGGACGGCATCGCATTCCTGCGCGGCTTCGAGGAAATCGTCATTCACCCCGAATGCAAGGGGACGATCCAGGAAGCCCAGCTTTACTCATACAAGACAGAAAAACTGACCGGCGACGTCATGCCGGACATCATCGACAAGCATAACCACTACATCGACGCGATCCGTTACGCGCTGTCCAAAGTCATCAAACGCTCCGGGCCTGGCATGGGCTTCCTGCAATTCGCAGCGGAGCAGGTTCAACAACAGAAAGGCACACCACCATGATCGCCATGAAGGCAACACCAGGCCAGGAATTCAGCACGACCCTCAGCCGCCGCTACGTCGCCGACGACAAAGGGATGATTCGGGATGTCCACATCGCCGACGTATCGGAACTTCTTGCCGCCGGCGCGTCGACTGCGACGCTCCCCGCCACTGTAACGCTGAAGGCCCAACCCGGGCAGAGTCTGTACTTCGATGGGAAAACGCACGCGGTTGGCGCAGATGGCCTGATTCGCGACGTTCCGTTCGACGTCGCCGTCATCCAGATCAAGGCCGGCGTGTGCGTCGAGGCGACTGAAAGCGACGAAGTCGGCGAAACACCCGCAGGGGAGACAGCCGCAACACTCGGCGAAGCCCCTTCAGACACGCCCACCGATTCAGCCGTAGAGGAAGCCGGTGAAGGCCTTGCCGAAGCGGATGTACCGGAGCCTGCAGATCATGAAGGTGACGACGCAACGCTTGAAGAAGCCGCCCAGGCCTAAGACCAATCCATGGCGCCGAAGGGAGGGAAGGAGACAGACGTAAGCGCGATTGCCGCGAACCCGTCGCTCCTGGCGCGAGCCAAGGAAGCCGCCCAGTACGTGATCTCAGGCGTCATGCCCGGCACGTGGATGTCCCCGCTTCAGCCGATCCGTCCGGTCGCTCCTGAGACCGTCCAGCCCAGAGCCTTCGACTTTCCCGTCGGCTACAACACCCGCTTCCAACCACGGACGGGCAGGGGCAACTCGTACGAGACCCTGATTGCTCTGTCCGAGACGTGCGACATCCTCCGCCTGGCCATCGAGACCCGCAAGGATCAGATGGAGAAGCTGGAGTGGCAGATCCGCCCGCGCGCAGGCTCCACGACCACCGATGACGACCCACGCATAAAGCAGCTGACCGACTTCTTCATGTATCCCGACAAGGAGCATGACTGGTCGGGCTGGCTGCGCGCGCTACTCGAAGACCACTTCGTCCTCGATGCGGTGTCGATCTATAAGCGCCTCGACAGGAAGGACCGGCTCTACTCGCTCGACCTTCTCGATGGCTCGACGATCTTCCCGGTCATCGACGAAACCGGGCGCCGGCCGATGGCCCCCAGCCCTGCGTATCAGCAGGTCATCAAGGGCGTCCCGGCGATCGATTTCACCTCCGACGAGTTGATCTTCGCTCCCCGGAACGTCCGGAATCGGACGCCGCTCGGATACAGCCCGGTCGAGCAGGTTCTCGTCACGGTCAACATCGCGATTCGGCGTGCCACGAGCCAGTTGACCTACTACACCGACGGCAACGTGTCGGACGGGGTGTTCTGGCTACCCGATACCTGGAACCCGGACCAGTTTAAGTCCTTCCAGGAGTTGTGGGATTCGCTCCATGTGGGGGACCTCGCTGAGCGCAGAAGAGCGAAGTTCCTGCCCGGACAAAAAGACTCGTTTCAGCAGATCGTACAGCCGCCTCTGAAGGATCAGTACGACGAATGGCTCGCCCGCGTCATCTGCTACGCCTTCAGCCTTCCGCCCTCCGCCTTCGTGCAACAGGTCAACAGGGCGACCGCGGAAACGGCACAGCAGGCCGCGCTTGAAGAGGGCCTTGCCCCGATCCAGAAGTGGGTGAAAGGCATCATCGACCGGGTCATCTTCCATGACTTCGGCGCCACGGACATCGAATTCGCATGGCTCAATGAGAAGGAGATCGATCCGAAAGTTGCCGCTGAGATCCAGAGCATCAAGCTCCAGCGCGGCGTCATAACCCTCAACGAGGCGCGGTCGCAGGACGGCCTTGATCCATATGAGGGGGTTGGCGACACGCCTGGCCTTCAGACGGCAGCAGGCTTTGTTGCCCTCCCGACCGAAGAAGACATCGCCGCTGCGAAAGATGCCTCTCTTGCTGCACGGCAGGCTATAGCTGAAGGCGCACCGGACGACGAGGAACCAGCAAAGGCCCACGGCTTAAAAAAAAAGTACTCCGACCCGCTCAAGCGTCCTGCGGCCATCAAGGCCCACAGCGCTATCCGTGACACGGTAAATGCCGTCTTCGACCGGGCCGCGCACCATGTCGCGTCCCAGCTTCGGGGCATGGCAGTCGTCGGAAAGGCCGATGATGAGGACGAAAAGCGCAAGCAGCGCGCGAAGTCCATCGCAGACGACATCAACCTCTTCGACCTGAAAGAGGTGAAGGCGATCTCCGGCGCGCTCGACGATCTCGCAACGGACGTCACGAACGCGGCGCTGACCGACATGGGCCTGTTCGGCCAGGTCGACGCACGATCGACGACATGGGCGACGAAACATGCTGCGGAGCTGGTCACGCAGATCACCGACTCAACGCGCGACATGCTCCGGCAGACCATCGCCCAGGGCTTGCAGGAGACAGACATCCTCGGCGTCGCCGACCGGATTGCGAAAGACTACGCGTTCTCACCCGAGCGCGCGCTTCTGATCGCCGATACTGAAACCGCCTTCGCGAACGGCAATGGCGCGCAGAAAGGCCGAGAGATCGCGAAGGATCTCGGCATCAAGATTAAGAAGGAATGGCTCGATCACGAGGGGGCCTGCCCGATCTGCGTCGAGAACGCGCTCGCCGGGCCGATCGAGATTGAAGACACGTTTCCGGACGGCAGCATGACAACGCCCAGTCACCCGCGCTGCCACTGCACGACAGTATCAGTCATCGAGGACTGACTCGCATTTCACCAGCCCGCCCCGTTCCGGGGCTTTTTTTATGCCCAGAGGAATCACCATGGAAAATCTGAACATCTTCGTACCCATCCAAAAGGTCGATGCGGCCAAACGTCTTGTCTACGGATGCCTTGCGGCTGAGGTGCCTGACCACGCCAACGAGATCCTCGATTACGAAGGCTCTGTTCCGTACTTCAAGGCCTGGTCTTCTGAGTTCGAGAAAGTCACCGACGGGAAGAGCAAGGGCAATGTCCGCGTCATGCACGGCTCCCACGCATGCGGGAAGCTTACCGACATTACCTTCGACGACGCCAACAAGGCCATCATGGGCTGCGCGAAAATCGTCGACGACGCCGAATGGGCGAAGGTCGAGGAAGGTGTCTATACCGGCTTCAGCATCGGAGGGAAATACGTCAAGCGCTGGCAGGACCCGTCGAACGCAGCGCTCAAGCGCTACATCCCGGAGATGGTCGAGGTCTCTCTGGTCGACAAACCCTGCATCCCCGTTGCGACGTTTGACTACATCAAAGCCGACGGATCGCACGAACTCCGCAAATTCCAGGTCGTGAAGGACGCCGAGGAAGTCGGCGTATCCCTTGAACAAGTCTGGAAAGCGAAAGACGGCCAGACCTTCACCAAGAAGGCCGACGCTGTGAGCCACAACGTCGAACTCGCGGTCAAAGAGGCCATGGCGCCGCTGACCAAAGCACTGCAGAGCGCTGAGGAAAGGCTCGCCGCGAAGGAGCAACCTGAAGCGGCCAAGGCCGATGAGGGAGAATCTGAACAGAAGACCGATGAGCCCGCCGGCGAGACGGAAGAGGGCGATACCGCAAAGTCCGACGAAACAGCAACCGACCCTGCACAGGATGAGCCCGCGCAGAAGGCGCTGACACCTGAGGAGAAGGCTGCGGCCCTGACCAAAGCCATCGGCACGGTCAAAGCAAGCCTGACGAAAGGCATCTACGACATCGCCCGGCTGGCCTGCGTCATCGACGATCTTGTCTGGCTGCAGGAAAGCATCCAGTGGGAAGCGGTTTACGAGGCAGATGGATCCTCACTGCCCGCCGATCTCCAGACCATCCTCGGTAGCCTGTGCGACTTCCTGAAGCGCCTTGTCGACGAGGAGACCTCGGAACTCACCGCGGACAAGGCCGACGGCCTCACCCAAGGCCAGGTCGACGCGCTCCGCAAGGTCACGGGCAAGGATGATCTCCTGAAGGACTTCGTCTCTGCTGAAACTGACCTGGAGAAGCTCCAGTCCGAACACACCCAGACACTCGAAAAGCTTGAACAGGCCAACGCCGAGAAAGAGGCGATGACCAAAGCGGTCGCCAAGGTCACAGAGACCATGGAGGCCCTGAACAAGCGGATCGAGCACCTTGAGGCCCAACCGGCTCCGGCCAAGGGCATCAGGTATCCAACCGTCGTCTTCAAAGGCCACGAGGAGAAGGCGTCCGGCGCCGATGCTCCCGTCGAGGTCGACATGTCGAAGTACGAGCACCTGCCGCCGGAACGGGCACGCGCTCTTGCTCGGAAATCCATCGAACACGGCAAGTAAGCCGATCCCCCATTTAAGCTAACGGAGAATATTATGGACTATGAACTTTCGACGGACCCAGTCGTCGTCGCGATGCGCTCAGCAAAGCCCAGGACATGGGATCACTGGCCAAGGCCGGCATCACCACGTCCACCGGTGCTGTCTGGTACGACCTGCGTGCGCCTGCCCTTCTTCACGTCCCGGTTCTGACGCCGATCCGCGAGAAGCTGGCACGCCGCTCCCGCCCCAACCCTGGCAAGGCGTGCAACTGGAAGGTCATCAACGGCCTTCTCGGTTCCGGCATCGACGGCATGGGTTATCTGCCGGAAGGCACTCGCTCCGGTGTGAAAAGCATCAGCGTTCAGGACGCCTTCGCGACCTACACCACGCTCGGTGAAGAAGGCAGCATCACGCTGCAGGCTGAACTCGCCGGACAAGGCCTCGAAGACATGCTGGCGCTTGATCGCCTGCTGACCCTGGAAAAGCTCATGCTGAAGGAAGAGCCCGCTCTGCTCTTCGGTAACCGCAGCACCCAGCTTGGTACGCCGACGACGCCGACGACCGGAACCGTCGCACTGGCAAGCGCAGCACTGAACACGACCTACTACGTGGCGGTGGTTGCTCTGACGGCTGAAGGCTTCGCGGCTGCAAGCGTGACCAACGGCGTGGTCAACGCCACAACGGTCACGGCTGCGGACGGCAAGACCTATACCGTGAACGGGGGCAGCTCCAACAAATCCGCGATCGCCACCCAGGCCGTCACGACGGGCAACGCCCTGACTGCGACGACCCCGGCTATCCGTGGTGCCGTTGGCTACGCCTGGTATGTCGGTACGACGAACGCTGCTGCGTCGCTGTATCTTCAGAAGATCACGACCATCAACAGCGTCCTGCTGGATACCGTCACCCTCACCGGCCGTCAGACCGCGGACGCCATCACCGGCGACCACAGCTACAACGACGGTACGGGATCTGGCTCCAACCAGGTCGCTGCCTTCGACGGTCTGATGATGTCCGCACTGAAGTCCGGAAGCGGAGCCTACTACAAGGCCCTCGCGACCGGCACCGCCGGGACCGGAACTTCGCTGACCGCTGACAACGCGGGCGGGATCGAGGAAATCAACGAGATGATGCTGACCATGTGGGATACCTACAAGGTCGGCGTCACCGAGTTGTACATGAGCTCCCGCACAGCGAACGCCGTGTACAAGAAGATCCTCACCAACGCCTCCGCTCCGCTTCTGCGCTTCAACAAAGACGCGAACAGCGGCGACATGGAGATCTCCGGTGGCGGTCGCGTCGCGGCCTACTTCAGCCCCGTCGGGAATCCCTACGGCGGCGGGAAGGCCACGATCAACATCCACCCCAACCTGCCGGATGGCGTCATCACTGGTTGGGCGACGGAACTGCCGGCATGGTACAAGAACAACGAGACCCCTGCGGTCGCCGAGGTTCTGTGCCGCCGGGATTACTTCTCGACCGACTGGCCGAAGCGCACCCTCGCCACGGAATACGGCGTGTACACAGACGAATGTCTGGCCGTGTACGCCCCGTGGGCGATGGGCGTCATCACCAACATCGCGGTCTAACCATTGGAGGGCGGGGGTAATCCCGCCCTCTTTCACCTTGAAGGAATGCCCAATATGACCGATGAAAAATCCGACAATAGACCAATTAATCTTGACTCAGGATCATTAGACCTGATGTTCGAACCGTTACGACTGGCCAGCGCATACGCCATTGAGCATGGTTTATCGGCTGAGCAAACAATCAAACGAGCCACCGTTTACTTTGATTGGTCAGTCGACATGGCGAGAAAAGTCAGCTCTCCACCTTCCTCATAACGCTGATGCTGACCTCGCTCGATAAAGCAAAGACCTGGCTGGGTGTCTCATCCGACACTGACGACGCCATGCTCACGCGCCTTATCGGGCAGGTCAGTCAGTGGATCCTCTCTCAGATCAACCGACCTTACATCCTGAAGAAGACGTATACCGAGACGTTCTCTGGCAACTGTAAGTCGACCCGGATGCTGAGGAACTACCCAGTCATCAAGGTTTCAAGCGTAACTGTCGGCGGGGCCGCAATCCCCTCTACCGCCTGGTCATTCGACACCGACGATTCTCCACCCGGAAAACCTGCCCTGCTCACTCTCATCGGATACCGGTTCGAAGGGCAATGCACCGTCGTCTATGACGCAGGATTCTTCGTCGCGGATGAAGCTCATACCTCTGACACTTCCGTCGCTGTCGACGCTCCCTATGGTTCATGGGCTGCCGACGGAGGCGTTACCGCAAACGGCATCGCGCTGACGAACGTCGCTGCCAACCCATCAGCCGGTCAGTACAGCGTTGCCGATGGCGTCTATGCCTTCGGGAACACGGGAACGGAAGTTCTGATCTCCTACAGCTACGTCCCCTCGGTCCTCGAAGAGGCCTGTATCGAGCTGGTCGGCGAACGCTACCGGTACAAAGACCGGATCGGGCACGCATCCAAGAGCCTCGCCGGTCAGGAAACCGTCTCATACAGCCTGAAATCCATGCCGGACTTCGTCCGTGATGGGCTGGCCAATTTCAAGCGAATGGTCCCGCTATGACATTCTTCATCTGCCTGTCGATGCTCCTGCTCGGCTACATCGTCGGGCTGGCCCACGCCCCGACGTTCCCCCGCACCCGCAGGAAGAAGGTCGAGACGTTCAAGCCCGGACAGGGGCCGACTCTTCGCAAATGATAACCGTCGACATCACAGGCGACCGCCAGCTGATCGCCAAGCTGGAGGCGATGCCGGACAAGGTGAAGGCGAATCTGACCAAAGCGACGACCTCTCTGGTCCTGCAGCTCGAAGCGCGCGTGAAGCGCAAGCTGAGTGGTCAGGTCCTGAAGGTCAGAACCGGGAACCTGCGGGACAGCATCAGCCACGACGTGACCTCGACAGACGATTCCGTCGTCGGGCGGGTCTACTCCAGCAAGAACGTCAAGTACGGGGCGATCCACGAGTTCGGTGGGAAAACGTCCCCGCACGTCATCGTCCCGAAGAACGCTCAGGCGCTTGCCTTCCAATCCGGTGGAAAGACCGTCTTCGCAAGCAGGGTGAATCACCCTGGCAGCAACATCCCCGCCCGCCCGTTCATGCGGCCATCTCTCGCCGAGATGAAAGACAAGATCATCGAGCGGATGAACCAGGCGGTCACGGACGGGCTGAAATGAACCGCGAGCCGATCATGGAAGCCCTGAAAGCAAAGCTTTCCATGCCCGAATTCAAGACCGTCTCGCGCAGGCTGCGGATGTTCGGAGATGTGCCGCATGCCGAAATGCCTGCCCTCTTCATCATCGAGCCTTCCGAGGCTTACGCCCAGACCGAGCGCCTGCCGAGCAAGACCACCTTCGACGTCGAGCTGTGGGTCTACATCTGCGACGGCGTCGACCAGAACACCGTTCCCGTCACTGTCCTGAACGGATTGCTGGACAAGATCGACGACGCCCTTTCACCAGACCCTCCGCCGCACCCGCGTGTCCAGACACTGGGCGGCCTCGTCTCACATTGCTGGATCGAAGGTCAGATCGAGAAAACGCCCGGCGATCTCGACGGCATCGGCCTGGCACGCATTCCCCTGAAAATCCTTATCCCCTAACCCCATGGAGACCACATGACGACGAAAACCTACGCCTTCGGCGCGGGGTCGGTCATCGCCCTTGTCGATGGCAAGACACCCGTAAAGGTCGGAACCCTGCAGGACATCGAGATCGACGTGTCCTCGGATACCGCGATGCTCTACGGCCAGAACCAGTACCCGGTCGCCATCGGCCGCGGGAAGGGCAAGGTCGAAGGTAAAGCCAAGACCGGACAGATCGACCTGAATCTGATCAACAGCGTCTATCAACAGGGGACGATCGACACCACGGGATATGAGAAACTGGTGGAGCTTGAGGCCGGTGCGGTCCCGTCTTCGACGTCCTACGACATACAGGTCACCAACCACACCGGATTCGTCTCGGACATGGGCGTTTACTACGCCAGCACGGGCGTTCAACTGACCCAGGTTGATGCCGGTTCTGAAGCGTCGGGGAAATACAGCATCGACACCGACACAGGAACCTACACCTTTGCCTCCGCCGACGCCGACGCCTCTGTTCTGATCTCCTACACCTACAAGGCGACCACGGGCCAGCAGATCACCCTGACCAACGCCCTGATGGGCGACCAGCCGGTGTTCGAGCTGTTCCTTCAGGAGGGCTTCAACGACTTCGGCGCGCGCACCAACACCACGATGCGCCTGCACCGCTGCATTTCGAGCAAGCTGACATTCCCGTTCAAGAACACCGACTTCGCTTTGTCGGAGTTCGATTTCAGCTGCTTCGCTGACAACCTCGACCGCATCTTCACAATGGGCATCGGCACGTAATGGATACCGTGACAATCACTTTGGGGGGCAAGGACTATCCTGTGCCCCCCCTTACCTTGGGGCAAATCAAGATCGTTGTCCCGGCGGCGCAGCGCCTCACATCCATGAAGGTCGATGCTCTGCTTGAGGCGGACATCAGCGACCTCACGACGATGGCTTACACCGCCATCTTCAAGGCAACACCGATGAGCCGGCCGGCCTTCGAGGATCTGCACATCACCGTTGACGACCTTGTTTCTGCTTATGCAGTGATCGCGAAGCAGGCGGGGATGGTCGAAAAAAAGCCCGAGGCGGCGGCGACGGGCAACCCGTCGATTGGGACCACATCATAATCCATGTCTGCCAGTCGACAGGCTGGACGATCGATTATGTCGAAGACCACATCACCATGGCGCGGCTTGAATCTCTCTACCGCTACTGGGAGATCCATCCACCGCCGCACATCATCGCCGCCGCGAAAGCAGGCATCAAACCGAAGACCAAGCAGCGGTCAGGCGTCGAAAACCTGCCGCAGATAGGATAACCCCGTGAGTGACAACAACGTCGAGGTAAGGTTCGGCGCCGTCACTGACGGGAGTGTCGCCAAGGCGTCGAAGGATACGCAGGCCTCCGTTCAAGCTGTCTCTGACGCGGTTTCCAACGCCGCGGATACAGCGAAATCGAGCGGCAAGGAACTTGTCACCCTCGGATCGTCCCTTTCGGAAGTCCGGGCTGTTTCCGCCGACGGGGCGAAGGCCCTACAGCAGGTCAATCAGTCTATGGGGGCGGTGCAGCACGCCACGGTAGGCGCGCGCCGCGAACTGATCGTCCTCGCCCACGAAGCCATCACCGGCAATTTCTCCCGAATGCCGGGATCGTTCATGGTTCTGGCGGAGCAGAGCAAGACGCTCCACTCCCTGTTCGGGACGATGTTCACGGCACTGAGCAATCCACCGATAGCAGCCCTCACAGCACTTGCGGCCGTCGTCGGCGTGGTGGCGATCAGGTCAGCCGAAGCCGCCGCCTACATGCGCGACCTCCGGGTGACGATGGAAGGGACCGGAAACGCCTACCTGTTCGATCCGAAGGAGATCGAGCAGTCGGTCGAACACCTGAAGGAATATGGATACTCGGCCAAGGAAGCCCATGCCGCGGTTGCCGAGCTGCACGGCATCGTCAGTCTCCACAACGGCGATCTGGAGCGCGCGAACCGCCTTCTGCCCGATCTTGCCGCATCGCTGCACAGCGTCGAGGCTGCCGCGAAGCTTGAGGCAACGGCCTTCAGCGATCCCGCCCGTGCCTTGGAGATGCTCCGCGAGCAGATGGAGCGGAACGATCCTGACACGCTCAGGACGATCGAGCACATGCTGCAGGTCGGCGATACCGCCGGTGCGACCAGCCAGGAACTCGGCTATCTGGAGAAGGCTACGAAGGACCTCGCCGACGAGGGGATGGGCTTTCTGGCGAAAGCGATGCAGGGCGTCATCGCCATGCTCGAAGGGCAACTTCCGAACGCCATACACAAGGCGACAGACGCGATCCGTGAATTCAATGACGCCGAGAGCGTCATGGTGTCCCTTCCGTTCATGGACCGCTTCAAAGCGTCGATGGGAGGCGGCGGGGACCTGTACCAGCAAGCCAAGGCTGTCAGCGACATCTCGAAAGAGCTTCAGGCAGGCACCAGCCAAGAAGGCACCTACGTATCCCGCGCCGCCATAGATGCGCTGAAGGACCTGAATGTCCAACTCGCGCACGGGGACCAGCTCACCCGCCAGCTGAAGGTGGACAGCTCCGAACTGTCCCAGTGGCAGGACAAGCTGGCGCAGGCGCAAAGGGCCTTGTCTGCCGCGAACGCCCTCGGTGACACAGGCAGGGCGGCGGAGCAGACCCAGAACGTCGCCGCGATCGAGGAGAAGATTGCCGCCGTCAAGCGCCGCGCCGCCGACGAAGGACTGCGCAGCCAGCTTCAGACCATCGACCAGGAGATGGACGCCTACCAGACCGGCAGCGCCGAGCGCGTCCGTATCGCCCAGCAGGAGGTCGATCTTGTCCGCCGGACAGAGGGCGAGAAAGGCGCTCTCTACCGGGAGACGACCAACAAGCTCCGGGCAGAGCAGCGCGCGGCCACCGAAGCGCAGCGACAGGCGCGGTTGTCCGATCTGGATGGCGCGCAGCAAGTCGCACAGCAGGATTACGCCATTCAGGAGCAGAGCATTCAGCTCAAGCGCCAGCTTGGACAGATCAGCGCCACGCAGGAAATGCAGGATCTCCAGAAGCTGAAGCAGCAGGAGTATCTGGTTGAGCTTCAGGCCCTGCAGCAGAAGGAACGGCTCTGGCAACAGGGATCGAAGGAATACCAGAAGATCCAAAGCCAGATTCTCGTCCTTCAGCGCAAGCACGAGATGGAGATGCGCCAGATCGAGGCGCAGTCGATCACCCAACAACAGCAGAAGTGGACGGGATTCTTCAGCGGCCTGAAAAGCTCCTTCAATTCCTCAGTGATGGGGATGATCCAGGGGACGCAGACCTTCGGTCAGGCCGTGGGGAACATATTCCTCGGCCTCGGCCAGGCGGTCTTCGGCGTGTTCGAGGACATGGCCGCAAAGTGGCTGGTATCCCAGATCGTCGGGACGCAGGCGGCGGCGACAAGCGCAAGAACGGAGATCGGCGCCAACGCTGCGGTCGCCGGGTCCGC